TTCCATTATTGCTTTAAATGGAACACCCGCTTGTTTATAACTTTTCATTTGAGAATGTAACGCTTCAAGACTTAAATCTGAAGTTGCTGCCATCATACCCATAATCTTTGCTTGATTTTCAGCAGTTACTCCAGTAAAAAATGACATCATTTTCATATGAAAACCAAGTTTCATACTTGTTTCTTCTAAGTTACCAAACTCTTCTGCTATGGCTCTTGATTCTGCTCCAAAAAAGATAAATTCTGGTCTTTTCAATATATCCATTAGACCAGCACCAGTACCTTGCATACTTTCAAGTAAATTTTTACCTATATATGCTGCTATAGCTACACCTACTACTTTTGCTCCCACAGCAAGTGATTTCATTCCAGCTTCACCTTGACTCATACCTTCACCTATTCCGTCTTCGTAAATTTTACCTGCTTTATCTAATGCACTACTTAGTGCTCCTCCTATTACTGGAATTTTTGATACAATATTTTGAATACCACCAAGTCTCTCATTAAACGAATTTACTTCTTTTTGTGTTACAGTTTGTAGTTTTCTTTGTTGGTCAACACGAAGTTTTAATGTTCTTAAAATTTTAACTTCATCAGTTCTACCTTTCTTTTTAGCTTCAGCTATTTTATCAGCTAAACCTAAACCCGTTAAATCTTGTTTAAGTACATTCTCTTTACTCGCTATTAATTTTTTTCCAATATCAACTTGATCTTGAAACCGGTCTCTTGTTTCTTCTGTAACATTAGCAAGTTTTTGAGCTCTAATTTCAAGTTGAGCATATACTTCTTCTATACCTTTAGCATTTTGGGCTATATCTTTTAAATCCTGAGCATAAGTCCGAGTTTTTCTATCAGCTTCTTTAGGTCCTCTTGGCATCTTTTTTCCTATTGAATTGTTTTTTAGAGTGAGTTATATTCCAGCTAATTTTAAAGCTTTATCTAATTCTGGATTAGTCTTTCTTTCTTTTTCAGCCTTTGCCATAATTTGTTTTTGATTTTTTTCTATTTTAGACATTAATTGTTGCATCTCTGGATCTTTGGCTAGTTGTTTTCTTATTTGTTTAGCTTTTCTTCCAGCCAAGGCTTTTATTAAAGAACCAATAAACTCTTTAAGTACTGTTTCGTTTTTATATGTGTATTTACCTATTCTACCAGACATTTTAAAACTCCTAAATAAGATGTGGGATGTTCATCTATAAATATCAAAAATAATAAAATTTATTTTTTTATACGGGGGAATGTTTTTTTATGTTTTTGCTGTTCTTTTTTTATTTGTTCAGTTTCTTCTTTGTACTGTTTTTCCAGTCTTTTATAATAGAAACTACGTAAATAAATTGGCATATTGTATACTTCGTCAAAAGTGAAACCACCTTTACCGAAATATATTAATTGAAAGACTTGTTCGTGAATTAAAGGTTTGTCTTTAGGCTGAAGGCCAAAAAAACTGAGCGGTGATCTCCACCGCTACCTCCTCTTCTCTACCATCAGGAAAAGTGGCTATTGTAGTCATATTTATATCAGGATTAATAGAATTTAAATATTTTCTTAATTCTAATGAATCTACTGATAAAAGTTCATTATCAACAAATTTGTTAATATGTTGTTTTTCTGAATTACCATCAACTGAAGCTATTATTCTTTTCATACGACTTGTCATTGTTTTAACAATTGAACTTGAAACTTTTTTTAGTGCTACAGCTTCTCTTTCAAGTTCTTTTTCATCTTTATGAGTAAGAAATCTAAGTGTTATTATTCTTTCACTGTTTGGTAACGTAAATGGAAATTCATTAACACCCTTTGTTAAGTCTGTAACATCAATTTCTTTATCTACTAATGTAGTTAAATCTACTGTTATACTAACTTCTTCGCCACTATCATCAAATGTTACAAATTCATATTCTTTACCATAAGCAAGTATTCTAGCAGCAACAATAAGTGCATTTTTATCACCAATAAGTAAATCATCTAAATTTATTTTTTTATCAACAATTAATGTTTCTAAAAGCTTATCAATAGCAATTCCCTGTTTCAACAAGTTAGGTGAAGTAAGTATATCTTCTTCTCTTGCTGTCATATATTTCATTTCCACTTTACCTGATGCAAGTGGACTTTCTTTCGGATAAAAATATCCATTAGATGGCAATTCCACTACTTCAGTAGGAAATTTAGTATCATTAGCCATAACTGACTCCTTTACGATTAAAATTTAATAACCAATTAATAAGTATAACCTTTTGGTTCTAAATAAAAAACTTTATTTTTTTGAGGGGGCGATCTTATCCTTAATTGGTTTAAGAATCATATCAAAAATAATATCGTCATATTTAGTAGGTGTAAGTTTTACGATTTTTTCCAAAGCGTAAACTGCTACTAAAATATATTCCCAATTTGCTACTACCCATTCACTCATTTTTATTCTCCGTTAAATGTTTCATTTTTAACAACCGTTTTACATCCACATTTACAATATTTTTTCATAACCACTTAAAGTAATACTTTAATCAAAATTGTAAAATTGCAAAATCATATTTAAGTGTTAATTGTATTTCTGCTGGATCACTTGATGCATAATCTAAATCACCAAAGTTTGCAGTTTCAATATATGTACCTTTTAATATCCATTCTTCAACAATATCACCAACTGGACCTAACATATTAAATGTAACATCTTTTTTATAAAAATCTGAATATCCATCACGACCTGTTACTGATTCGTGTGATAACCTAATCCATTCCATAACTGCCTGTGCTGCAGATGGAACTACTGGATCATATAAAGTAATATCTACTGGTTGCCAAGCTCCTTTGCCTTTTATATACCGTTTAACATTGATGTGGTCTAAAACAATCTCTTCAAACTGTATTTGTGGTCTGTTAGCAGTTTTAACTAAATAAGCTGGTACACCTTCAATATACATGATAAACCGATTTTTAGTTTTCGGTTCAAACGGTGTAAACATAATTTCTGAAGGGTCTAATGTAGCCATTTCTTCAATCTCCTAATAAAAAAATCCTTTATTTATACTCATAAATAAATATCAATTAAACAAATTTTCGTTAATTTCAATAAAAAGAAAAGCCTCACTATATTGTGAGGCTTTTCTATTATACGTTATTTATAAGTCAAACTTATTCAGGAAATGTTGCTCCTGTCGGTTGTACGATAAAGTCTAATACAATAAACTCAGCTGTACGTGTTGGTTGAATAAATATCTGACCAACTAATTGATTTCTATCAATTACATCTGGTGTATTATTAGAATCATCCATCACTACTCTAAACGCACTCAAACCACTATTCTGTTGTACCTGTTCAAGATAAGGATTCACAATATTCAAGAACCGATTTCTCAATGCTTGACTATTTTGTTCAAATACTAAATATCTTGAAGCACTTGCAATGAATTTTCTCAATGCAATTAACAATCTACGAACATTGATTCTATCTAGTGCTGATGGTTTAGATTGTAATGTTTTCTGTCCAAATACTACTACACCCTGACCTGGAAATGATGCTATTGGATTGATTCTATTTTCATACAAATCATCTCTTTCAGCATGAGTCAATCTTGTTTTGGCTTCTAATACTGTAGTTAGTCCACCACGATTCAAACCTGCTGGCGCGAACCATTCGTGTGCTACTTTGTCAGTATATGCAATTATACCAGGTAATACTACTGAAGGTGGTACCCAAACTGGTCTTGATGTATTTCTATCTTCAATCTTAACCCACGGATAATATGTACCCACATAGTTTGTATCTACTGCCTTAATTGTAGCTTTAACTGTTGATATTGAATCACCATATCCTGCTGCATCTAATACATAAAATGCGTCAGCCCGAGATTCAACTTTAGATATTGCGTGATTTGTTACTGATGAATGTAATCCATGGATTACACCAGGAGTTACTAATAAATTAATATCAAATTCATCAGGATTACTTACTGCATTAATTGCTCGTTTATATGCTATTGAACCACTAGCTGTAGAACTTTGACAATCAAATCCTTGAGTATTTGTATTTACAATATCACTCCCTACATAATAAGGTGTCGCTGGATTTCTTCCATCAAATCCCCATTGAAACGGAACAACAAACTTTAACTGTTGAGTTGCTGAACCACTTAATGATAAAGGATTCGTAGCTGTAGAATATGTTGAAGATAATGAAGTATCAAAATCATTATTTCCATACATATCGGAAAGACTCATAGACACATTATTACCAGCTGCTGCTGCATTTGCTATCGGTGCCAAGTATTGCATGTTATCATCTTTAACATAATTAGTAAGTAAATCAATACCATACGGTACAGATGGATCAAATGTACCATTAACATCAGTTTGAGTCCTTTTAAATGAAGCTGATGGTATACGACTTCCACCAGGACTTGGGTTTTTAAGTGCTGCATGACCAAATGGAACTACAGATTTTGGAAACTTAAATACTCCATCTTCTTCCATATCAGAAAAATCTCCAACTCTAATATATTTACTTAGGTTTGGATAATTACCATAATAAGTCAATTTACCATTTGAATCAATTTCAACCCATCTATCACCAATTCTTTTTGCAAAATAACTCGGTGAAGCTGGATCTAATGTTAAATTATCAAACTCTTCTAATATATTTTCACTACCTACCTCAACAACATGAATTGCAAATTGTCCATAATCAGAACCTGCTACATCATCTGCGCCTTTAACACTTAATACTTTAATTTTATATGAAGTGTTTATTTCAGTACCATGTGAACGACTATATACTCTAAACAGACTATAATTAGCACCACCAACTCTTTGTGATTGTATTACTGGTGTTCTTGCGAACATAAAATCTTTGTTTCCAGTAAAAGATGACTGATTACCTTTACTATTAAAAGAAGTTGCGCCTCCTTGAAAATCTATTCCATCACTTGTTACTAATACTGATGCACTAATATTACTAGTTGAAGAACCACTTGTGTTCATTGCAAAATTCTTAAAAAGTTTATATACATAAACTGAAGAAGTACTTCCTCCAGATTTTGTAGATTGTGGATCTGAACTAATAACATCACTTACAAAATTAGCACTTGCTGTATTAAATGATAGTGCATAACTTTCTGCTGAAACATTACTACCTGAAACAGTTAATGTAAAAGATGACCAACTAGCTCCTGCAGACACTACTGATGTAGTTAAATCACCAGTTCCACTTGAACCTCTTGATGGTGCTAAAATTGCTATAGACATTGTTGCTTGACCTATGCCATGAGCTAATAATTCAAGTGAATCTACTTTATATCCACCTATTCCAAGTATTCTAACTACTGTTACAACACCTGCACTTCTTAAATATTGTTCTACCGTGTATGGTGTATAAAATCTATTATCA